TCAGCAATCATTTGGGGGGATATGTGAAAAGGTATGTAATCTATCAGTAATCTTTTATTCATATCATTATCCTGCGTACTTTTCTGGCGTTCCATCAATATCAAGAGTTGAGGATCCAGGTGCTGGTGATTCTAACTCAGGTAATGGGTCTGAATGTTTAACTTGTGGTTTTGCTATTTGACCCTGTATTGCACCGTCAACGAGAGACTCAAGTTTTCCCGATATTGTTTCAGGTCTTTTTGTTATTCCACCTTGTGCTGGTGGTATGCTATTTTCGTCTAGTCCTGGCATAATTGTCTCCTAATCATATGATGATAATTCTCTAAGTCTTCGTGCAACTCTAATCATTCTTTCACTAACCTTTCCCATTGTTCTTCTTGTAGATTTCCAATATCTTGTAGTGTTAACACCTGACTCTTTTTTAAGTTTTATATTTCTATTTATTATTCTTTCTATTTGTAATAAGCGTTTACTTATTTCCCTTATAGAACCATTTACTTTTTGCTTGCTATTTAATGATTCATCTCTTTTATATGACTTATAGTTTGAATCATAAATTTCACCTAATTTTGTTTTTGCTTCTCCAACTATTGTATACCCCGTGCTTGACATTGCATTTCTTTTTCTCTTTTCTTCATCATCTTTGGTATCCCCTGAAAATGCATAAGGAGTTCTAGGAGGTCCTTCACCGCCATCCAATCCACCTGTAGTACTAATTTCTTCTAAATCCTCATCTTCTATAAAATCAGGGGATTCATTAGGAATTAACTTTGAAGAATCCAAAAGGTCCCTATCAGATTTTTCAAGGATCTGGTTTATTAGTTCATCAATTTTTTTTAGATGTTGCATTTTTACATTCCTCAATGAGTTTGTGATATCTTAATAGTGTTAGTATATTTTCTTCAGTTATTCTTTTTAAGCTTTTAAAATTTGATAACTGATTTATTACTTCATTCAATTTTATATTTACAACTTTATCATCTATATTTTTATTTAATGTTTTTAAAGATTTTTCAAGTTTAGGAATTCTATTCTTTACTTCATCTAAAAGTTTTGTTGTATTAGATACATTATTTATATATAACTTAAGTAATGATCTTTGTTGCTCATTTAAAGCCTTTCCATACTTTTCATTAAATTTATCAATTAATATTCTATATGATAATAATCTTAAATCTTTATCTTGCTTGGAATAGCTTTCAATTACCCTACTCTTTTCTTTTTTAGTGAGTGGTTTTTTTATTATGTGTTCAACAATTGAATAATGACTCTTAATTAGATTTGCAGGATTAATTTGTATTTTTCCGCTTTGCGATTCAAAAAGCATATATGCTGATGCATACTCTTTATAGTTAGATACCCTATGTGAAAAGAAGTTTCTGAGATCATACTTATTTTTAATTTCTTTAATAAGATTATATTTTTCTCTTCTTATTGACTGAGTATTTAGTTTTGCATATTCAGTCAATACAGCTTGTAAAAATTTATCAGCCTTATCTTCTCGATTAAATTTTTCGCCTAGTAATGTTCTATACAAATTAAGTTCTGAATTTAATGTTTTTCTTTTTCCAAAAAATTCCTTTACTATTTTGAGTGCTGATGAATTCTTTACACCATTTAAGGTGTCATCAGTTATTTGTCTTACTAGTAATTCAAATAGAATACCAGTATTTTTATACTTTCTGTGTTTCATCAGATTCTTTTCTCCAATAATGATTCATATATTCAAATATAAATATAACCTACAGTAACCAAATTCTTATTTTTTCACGTTCAATAGGTTATTTTCATCTAATAAACCTTCATTATCATTTTTTTCAAGAAATAATTTTTTTCCGTTAAGTTTTAACTTTGATTTTATTTCTCTTGCTAATGGTGAATGGCCGTTAAACTTATTTTTATTATTACCTAAACTACCTGACCCATCTCGTCTTCTTTCGTCTCGTCCTATAGGATCACGTCCTCTAGCAGATTTCTGTGAATTATATTTAGGACCTTCTTTAGGTCTACCTCCTAGATCAACGTCTTCTTCAAATTCTTGTTGTTCTGGTGATTGCTGTGCTGGAGGATTTGCTGGATCTTGTCCTTCACCTTCAATTTGATTTTTTCTAAATTGTTGTTTTATATCTTCTATTACATTTGCACGTTCTTTCTCTATTTCACCATCACCAAATCCATAAACATTTTTGTAAATCCACTCTTCAGATAACATTCTTTGATCTTTCATATCCCTAATAAGATTTACTTTACTAGACCAAAGTTCTAATCTTTCTTGTTCTGCAATGGTTGATGGATTGGTAAGCGATAATTGGAAGTTGACTAAATCCTCATCGGTATATCCTTGAGTATATAAATGTACAACTGCTATTTTGGTTAATTCGCTTACAACAATTCTTTGTATTCTTTCAATTGTTCTTGCAAACCTGACATCTTGTGCGGCCAATGTTGCTTTACCTTCCATGTTTTCGTCAAATCCTAAAAACGGCTTTGGTATTTTTAAAGCTGCCAACATTCTATTCTTCAAATACTCAATATCTTCAGTACCTGTAAAATCCATTCCACTCAATGAATCTATTTCAGTACCACTTTGTCCACCTCTAACTGGGAGATAATAATCTTCCAACATATTTTGTAGGTTAAATTTTAAATTATAGTCACCAGTGTTTTCATCAATATATGGTTGCTTTTTCATTTTATTAATAACTTGTTGCATATAGTTATCTACTTCGCCAGGAGGTATGTTACCAATATCAATTTTAAATATTCTTCTTTCTGGCGCTCGCATAATTCTATGAATTAACATTGCATCTTCCATAAGAGTTAATTGTTTCCAAGTTTTTCTTGCACCTTCAATCATTGATTTACCATAAGGTAAAAAGTTAGTATCACCTAATAACCTAAAATGTGCAACTTCATAGTTTTCTAGAAATTCCTTTGCGCCTTGACCTCCTCCACCTCCATAACTTCCTCCACCACCCATTGATGGATCAATAACAAATCTAACATCATTTTCATTATCCGGGTTAAATCCTTCTTCACGAATAACTTCATATGTTGTTAATGGAGTAACATTTGTAACACCAAATTTTTCAACAATATCTAACCTTAAGAAAAAGTCACCATACTTTGCCATATTTCTAACCCAGGGATATAGGTTAAATTCAATGTTTAGTATATCATAAAATAAGTTGTGTAATGTTTTAGTGATATTTTCATTTGTACTTTTTATTGATATTACATCACCACTTTCATTTTTTAAAGTTGATTCTTCAGCATATATATCCAGTGCTGCACTAATTATTGAATCTGAATCCATTGCTTCAAAATCGTTAAACAATTCAGTTCTTAGTGGTATATATCCTTGACCTGGTTGATATACTGAATATGAATTTGTCGGTGAATGTAATCTATTATATCTATCAACCAATCTATTTGTTTCTAAATTACCAGTTGATTGTAGTCTTTGTGTATCGACAACTTTTAAATTTGTTCCAGACCTTCTAATTATTACCCCTGTAGAGAATAATTTTCTTAGTCTTCCAAATAATGTTTTATCTGCCATAATGTAACCTCTTTATTATTTTATTAGCCATGTTAAGTCTTCGTCCTTTCCTTTAATTTTCATTTTCCAATCCTGCGTGTTTTGAGAATTAGAAGAATATATGCCACTATTTTTTCCAATAAGACCAATTGCCCTTTTGTTTAATTCCAAACCATGAGACCTCAACTTAAGTGCAGTATCACGAACCCATAATGCTATGGCAAATGACATTACCAAATCATCATTATATCCGCTTTGTGCCTCAGCCTTATGTCCTCTCCAAATGAAAACTTTTAGTTCTTCAATTAGACGTTTAGACCTAACAAGACATTCTTTTTCCCTAAAATAAATATCAAGTTTTGATATTAAAAGTGGTCTTGTACGAGATGATGTAGTGAAACCTGGAGTCATTTGAGACTTGTCTTTTAAATCATAACCTTTTGTTAATTGTGTAGTTGCATCAACAACTCCATCCTGTTTATATGTATAATATAGATTTTGATAATCCCTATCAATTGCACTTTGTATTGCACCCCAACCTACATTGGCATTTTCAATAACTAGCAGTGCTTCGTTATATTCGGTTGCAACAGCCACTAACATATTTCCAAATTCCTTTGGAGTAAGCTGACCTCTATATTCTGCAACTTGAGTAACTGATTCAATATCTATAACATGAAATGCAGAAAAATCAGATGCGTCTCCTCGTGCTACATCGGCAACCACCATATAGTCTCTAGAATAATCTGGGTATTCCCATATCCAGTAATTTCCATCAAACCCTCTTTTTTCAGACGGTTCTTTACATGATGATTCTTCATACCATTGTAATAGTGTTCCA